GAGCAGAAAAAATAGCACTATTGAAAACGAGGTAAGAATGAACCTCAGTGAAACTCTATCTAATACACTACGTAAATTAGAAAAAATAAACTTAGTCGAAGGCGCAGGACATTTAGAACATCCAGAAGACCTTGTATTTCTTAATGATGAAGATGGTGCTAGAAGCGCCATCAAACAAATAGAAGCAACTATAAAATCCCCTAACAGTATTACAATCAAATGGGACGGTTATCCTGCATTGATCTTCGGTCGTGGTAAAGACGGCAGATTCTCTGTTATGGACAAGCATATGTTCAATAAGAAAGACGGCACCGGTCGACAAGTATTCTCTCCTAAAGAATTCAAAGAATATGATAAGGCTCGTGGAGTCAACAGAGGAGACTTATATAATATTATTGCTAGAGTCTGGCCTGGACTTGAAGCATCGGACAGAGGAGCAGGTTTTTATTGGGGAGACTTATTGTTTAGTCGGCCATTAGTAGATAAAGACGGTGTGTTTAGATTTAAAGCAAACCCTGGTGGTATCTCATACACAGTCGATGCTGATAGTGAAATCGGACATCTACTGGCTAATAAGCAGGCTGCCATAGCAGTACATCAATTTATCCCACCTAATGCTATGACAACTGATGAAGCAGAATCATTGGATGGATCTATAGGTACTTTAAAAAACAGTTCAGATGTTGCAATTGTTCCTAGTAAAATGCCTATAACACCTCAATTAAAAATCAATAGTAAACTTAAACAAAAAGCAGAAGCAGAGATTGCAAAACATGGTAAAGATGTTAAAGCATTGTTTCAAACAGCGCCTCAAGCACGAAATGCATTTAACATGTTGTTTACTGTCTATGTTAATAAAAAAATTGTATCAGGTGATTTATCAAACTTATACAGTGGTTTTGTTGAATTCATTAAGAATAGAAAATTGACAGACCCAATGAGAAACAAACTCCACATGCATTTTAAAGCACATAAAGACGGTATTATAGGTGCATTTAAAATATGGATTGCACTTTATAATCTTAAACAAAATGTAGTTGATCAACTTGACAATGCCGCAAAGTCTAGTCCTGTCAAAGGATTCTTAGATGATGGCACTGAAACACACGAAGGTTTTGTTGCTAACGGACTCAAGTTTGTCAATAGAATGGGCTTTGCTCGTCAAAACCTAGCCGCTCGAGGCTAACCAACTACCTTATTTTTCTTACAAAGGACTAAATATTAGTATGAACCTCATGGTGAGGGACAACAAACTATATAGACTCGGAACGAGTCTTTAACAAAAGGAATAGAAAAATGGCACAATTTACAAGAGCAAATGGTGACTTTTATCCAGTATTACGTTTAGACGCAACTGGATACTCAAACCCAGGAGTTAACGCGGTATCTACAGGGGTGACAGTACAACCTCAAGGACCTAAGTTAGACTTCTTTAATATCCAAATGACTGACATCGCGGCTAACACAACATTAGCAAACATTAGCATGTTAACAATTCAGCAAAAAGCAATTGTTTACATCTATGAGTTTACTGATGATGCTTCTGATGATCTAGCAATTGCAGTTTACCCTACAATGGCTTGGACTACAGCAACATTAGCAACTGCTATCGATGACGCTACTGGCGGAACATCAACTGTTACTGCTTCAGCAACATTCACTAACTAAGAAATTAGTTAACGAATTGAAAAGCCTCTTTAATTAGAGGCTTTTTTTTGGCTACTAAATAGTCATATGAAAACTATAACGTGCCTCACATTATTTGACATTACTAATACTAATGTTCTCAACAGATCAAAGCCTGTTGGAGATAATGTAGGCTTATGGAAAATTCAACGAAATTCACAAGCAAACTTTGACACTATATTGCAATGTATTAGTCTACGCGGTACGCCAGACCTACTACATTATCCTCATCAAGTGTCACAGAATCATCTACAAACTCCTCCGAACCAATTCGGATTCTTAATAGAACAAGATCAACAAACAGATTTTTGGTATTGGAAATTTGATTTCAAAGTACAAAGTAATTCAGTGTTTACTAATGAGATAGATTCTTTAGGTTATCTTATAAAAGATTGCCATGAGATACCTATGATCAAGTGCGGTACAGAATGTTTAGATTTACCTAACTTCTTAGACACCACCCCGGAATTAAATAACATATACTTTATGGAGAATGTATGAAAAAGAAAACTAATGTGAATGAGATGCGAGAGAAAATTACACGCCTGTTTAAAGCCGAAATGATTAACGAACTGCAACATCTTTATATCAGCAATGACGATGATGGTATTAAAGCATTTGGTAAATACAGAATACGCAATCACAAGAACAGAGGCTTGTTTGTTGTTGCTGAATCTAATTGGAATAAAGCACATGAATTTATCACTGCAAGAAATGCTATGGCATACTGTGTGTTTCAACACAATCATCAAAGTGAAAATGCATCTAAAGTATATAAGTTAGACGGACAACTTGGATCTATCAATTTTGATATTGGTATTCATACACGTGGATACAAAACAAAAACAAACGATGTAGATCATCGATTGATTCAACTAACTAAACTGCAACATGATTTATCTCGTAAAAAACAAATTGTACAAACCTTAGAAGGACTCATAAATACATCTAAGCAACAGCAACGCAGAATCTTTGAAGAACACAAAAAGAATCGTTATAAAAGATCCAGAAATTCTGCGGAACAAGATAAATACATTATATCTACGACAGATTACTAGGAATTTAATATGAAACTTAATGATTTAAACAAGCAAGAACATGCAATCACTGCTTTAAAGGAAAACTTTGAAGTTGATCTGAATGTTAAAGGCTTGAACAAAATACAAACTCAAACAATGCATAATAAAGTTAAAGGTTTAATTGCTGAAGCAAAAGAATCTAGCAACTTTGGAGCATCGTATCCAGCATACATGAAATTAGTATTCATGGAACAGGCACTTAAAGAGCATTATAAAATTGCTAAGTCTGCACCAAGAACTAGAGTGATTACTGAGAACGAAGAAGTTAATCGTTCACAAGTTATTCTAGCCGCACAAGACATGGTAGATTCAGTACAAAAGATGCTAGAAGAAATTTCTGACATGATGGTTAAAGAAATGCCGGCATTAGTAGATAGTGTACAAACAGAAATCGGTGTTAACGAAGCACAAGCATTTGATCAAACAGCAGGACAAGCACTTGCAGAATTAAATCAATGTCTAGTATCAGTCAAAGGCCAACTTGATCAAGCATTAGCAGGCATTACAGGCGGAGACGTTGTAGATGCATTTGACGGTGATGTAGATTCAGGTCTAGGTGACGGCGAAGTTGGAGTTGACAGCATGGACGTTTCTGATCCAGCAATTGATATAACAGGTGATATGGGAACTGACGTAGTAGATGTCGGTGCTCCAGATTCAGTTGTTGGTGATATTGAAGATGTTAACGTAGACGTATCAACAGGACCAGTCGGTAGAGCAAAAAGGTAAAGCACATGAGGCTTTATGAGTTTGTCGATGTTGAAGACAGCAATGCAATGGCAGCCAGTATTGTTGCTGTTTCCAATCAATTAATACAACATGTAGAAGATGGATCTATTGATCCAGATAACTATACTGTTGATGAATTACTTGACTTATTCCAAAACTACGACATCATACTTGACGTACAAGACTTGTACACAATGATGGAGAAGCCTCTTCTCAAAAGTGTAATCTCAAACATCCAAGGTGACAAAGTAGTATTTAAAGGACAGGAGCCAGTCACTATCAATCCCGGCGACGAAAAAGATGCTGGTGAAAAAACAGTTGCAAAGATGGCTAACTCTGCAATGAAGAAGGATCGTTCAGCCACAGCATTTCAGATATAAGTTCAATCTTAACAATGACGGTAAAATTTGTACCTGTTGATTTAGACACATTTGAAATCAGCAATTGGCGCTCTGGACCACAATGTGGAGAACGATTTTATAAATCAACAACACATGTAGTCGAACATGCATTACGACTTGTTGATAAAGCCGAAATAGTAACTGACCCACCCAAAGATGAATTTTATTTTCTACTAACTTCCAGTCGCTACGGACTATATACTGAACCCGACTCTTTTACAGCATCAAATAATAGATTTTATTCTGATCTATTAAATAAAAAATGCGGTCTTATTATTTCTTTAAACGAAGTAGAATCAGTACCTGTTTCTAAGACTATTTCTGGTATGAAGCGTTTAAGCGATGACTTGAATATAGATTCTGATCTCCTTTATTACATAGACTCTAATGCAAATAATAAAAAAACATTAAATCGTTTTAATCTCAATGGAGGCTTCTTTAACTACTACGATTCGGTGTTCGTCAACCCAACCGTTTCTCCTACAGTAAAAAGTATTGAAGAATTGCATGAAAGACCTAAAAAAATGTTATTGTTAGGTGGTAAAGCCCGGGCCCACAGATTAAAATTTATAAACACTATTTTGCAATTACCCAACTTTGAAGAAGACAATTTTATAAGCACTACTAGTGGAACTTATTTTGATAAGACATTGAAAAAATCTGTTAAAATACTAGAAAGAAAATTAGACGGATTTATTACTGACACAAAAGTACTAGATAAATTTGCAGAACCCACTCAGTTGGGACCAACTCATTTATTCTACTTAGAATCATATCTTCATACTGATTCGTATTTTCAAATAGTTACTAGCACATGGTTTGAACTAGATTTAGAAAGAATAGAAGTAAATGAGAAACATTCAAGACCAATGTATTCTCTACAACCTTTTATTGTTTATGGGGAACCTCATATTCTACGAGCATTTAAAGAAATGGGGTACAAGACATATAGTGATTGGATTGACGAATCATATGATGAAGAATTTGATGATAACTTACGATTTGAAAAAGTAGTTGCTGTCGTTGAATCTATTAATGCAATGTCTCGTACTGATTTGAGTGCAATGATGAAAGAAATGTTACCAACATTGCTACACAACCTTGATCATCATAATAACCGCGTCACTGAATTACAAATTGAGCATCAACTATTCAATGATATAACTGAAACATTCAGTAATTATCTAAACAAATAAACCCAAT